TTACCATCGCCAGTTTCTTTTGACCTCATTGTTTTGCCTTTCTATGCCTATAGTTAATAATATAGTGTGCCATGACACCTTTCCATTAATCTTGTATTAGTAAGATTGTATGGCAAGATGACTCGAATGTCAACCAAAAAAGACAAAAAAATTAACTTTTCTGCTTGACACAGTATTTATGCTTCTATAAAGGAGATTGCCGCACTCCAGGTAACCGTTTTACCTGTGGATCCTTTTGCTCTAACTCGAAATGTATTTGCAATTATTTCTGCATTCACATTCCAGCCTGAATATGCTAAAGTCCAATCGCTGTTTTGATCAGGACTTAATGCACCACCACTAATTGCTGTACTAGCAGTATATGTATTCAATTCATATTCTACTGTATCACTTGTATTATAGCTAGCCATTGGATCCCAACTTGCTATACCTAAATCACTTGTACCACTTCTTTGATAATCTATTTTTATATTTGTGCCAACTAGACTCAAGTTACCAGCAACGTTTGTTACCAAGCCTTCTACCTTAAATGCTTGTTTTTCACCTGTAGTTGCTACACCTAGTGCCTTTACTTCAAAGAACCAAGTTTTGTTACTAGCTGGTTCAGGAGTAGTTCCATTGAATTGTAATACAGTTGCAGTACCATCTGTCGTTTGTAATGCATCACTAGGTACACCTCCCATGTTTGATAGGTTGACTGTATTAGTATCATTTGTAATTGTAACTGTGCCATCTGTGCTTGTAATACTCTTAAAAGCAAAATTATCACCTGTTCTAGCACTAAACACGCCACTACCAGTACCTAAGTTACTAGCAGTTATACTATCAGCAAGAGTAACATCATTTGTGCCTTGTGTGGCTGTAATTCCTGTTCCACCTACTATACTGCGAAATTGTAATGTTTGTCCACTTAGTTGTGCAAATACTCCGCTTCCAGATCCAATATTTTGTCCACTTGCACTACTTGTAGATGTGTTTAAATTTTTCCAACTAGTAGTGTCACCGTAGTATGCTTCAATTTCATGTGTATCTGTATTGTAACGTATCTCACCAACTTCTGTACTTGGTCTTTGTGCAGTTGTACCAGCTGGAATTTTTATAGCGGCTGTACCTGGTATTCTTGTATTGTCTTCTAATTCAACTTTAATGTCCCCACCAATGCCATCACCGTTAGTAACTTTAAGTTGACCACTAGTTGATTCAACTTTTCTAGCTCTACTAACACCAGCATCTTTTACTATAAGACCATTTCCAGGTTCTATATTTAAATTGTTTAAGAATTCCAATAATGTACTAGTTGCTTGCACATAATCTGACATTGTACCAGTATTATTAGTTGCTGGATTTTTTCTAGTGAATATGGTTAAAATATCACTTCTGACTACAATATCATCTACATTTGTTGTTAATGCAAGTTGTGCTACTTCACTATTAACTACATATAAAGTATTACCAGTACCTGCAAAATTATTAATTACAGTTGTTCCTTGAACAGATGCACTACCACCTGATATATTACTAGTATCTGTAGTAAAGCCACCTGCATTAAATCCAGGACTATTTGGAGTAGTTGGTGTTGACCCTTCACTAGCTTGAGTTTCACGTTGTTGAAAGTTTTGTGTGTATCCAATTACATTTCCACAATAATCCATTACAGGAGTTTGTGTATCTACATTAGGTGTTGGTCTATCATCTTGTTGTAATAAAGCTAATAATTCAGGATCTAAAAGTAAATGGAAAATGTTAGGATATTCTACAACTTCTCCACCATATATTCTGTTTCCATTTGTATCATACTGATGACCTACACCTACTTGTCCTGTACTAGAACCTTTTGAATATTGTACAGGATATCCGCCTAATCTATCATATAAACTTTTTAATTGGCTTGTTAACCTAGCATTACCTGCCATGCCTCCAGTACCACTGTTATGCATTACACCTATCTGTGCATTACATCCAGGATCTGGAGTAGCAAATTGGCTACCACCTTGTGTAAAACTACCATTGATATTATTTTCAAAACTTATTAGTCCGGATATAGCTGATCCAATACCTTTGACATCATCTAATATAGCATCTAATTCACTTTGTATTAATGAGCCACTTGTAATTTTACCAATGTTGTTTGCAAGAGTGCCTAACAAACCGCCACTGAAAATATTTGTGTTGAATCCACCACTTGAATCTATACAAGCACACATATCAGCATCTGCAATAGCACCAATGCTATCAGTTATGTCTTTACCTGCACCAAGAAAACTTCCCATTGCACGTTCAAGCATATTTGGAATAGCAATAGGATCTACAGGCGCACTACAAAAGTTAATCATGTTAGCTACGTTTTGTGCTTCTGCTAACACCCCATTAAGTCTACCCAACACTTGGTCAAACTTGGTATGATCCATAAACGATTCTAGATGTCCTTGTAAATCATTTAGTGCATCATTTAGTTCACCTTGTATGTTTGGTATGTTTAATAGTGCCGCAATATTTGTGTGTAGACATAGTTGTACATTAGGTAATTTTAATCCATTACCAGATAACAATCCACATAATAATTCTCGTAATGTAAAACTATATTCAGCTTGGAAAACACCTCGTAGGGCATCTGTACCTGCAGACTGTGTGCCACTGATATGATGATTTGTATCTAAATAGTCATTTGCATTCTGCAAACCTGCACTAAAATCTCTATAACTCATTAACTTCCTCCACCAGCTCTAACGTTAGGACTTGCACTACTTGCATCAGGACCACAATGCGGAGGGATTGGACATAGTCTATCTGGACTGGCTGGATCATTTTGTAATATCACAGGTGTGTTAGCGACCCTTACTTTACCAACAGTTTCAGTTGCTTTAAGAGCACCTGCTCCGTGTGTATTTGGGTCACCTTGGATACTTACAAATCTATAGTTTGCTCGAACGGTGTTTTGTTGTGCTATAGTTGATGCACCACAAATTCTGCTATCACCTTGTCTATGAATAAACCTTGCCATGCAAGTATTTATTGTTTGATAATGCCAGACAATTCGTTTGCACTAGGCATAGCAATACCACTAGAACCTTTAAGATAGACATCAGATATGCCTTTAGCAGGTTTACTTAATGCTACTACCTGACTATTCTTAATTTCTACTGGTTCACTACTATGTACATCAATACTCATTAACCAAGGAATTAACATTACTTGTCCAGACTGTGGGTTTAATGTAAGAACAGTTGGTTTAACAACATCAATTGATGTTGCATCAGAAGCATTAAATCTACCTACAACTTCTTCCCCGGTGCTTAATTTTATTGATATAATATCATTCTTCTTATAATTGGATGTCACCAACATCTATAACTTCTCCTATGAGTTCTTTTACTTTTTTTGGATCCATACGAACGAGTGCTTGTCCTCCACCTTCAACTAATAGTTTTCCTTTATGATAAATTTGAGGCATAGTTCTATGCCCTTCATTTATAAGAAAATCTCTAGCTTCTGGATTGGTATCCACTCTGACTTCTTCGTATTCGAATCCGTGTTTAGTAAGCCAATGTTTAGCCATATCACAAAAATGACACAAAGGCTTACTGTAAACGGTTATCATAATTTCATTCCAGCAAAAGTACTACCATTAACATCTTGTTTGGTTCCGCCAATTACATAGCTTGAAATTTCTGTTTCTTGTGGTGCTACTTGTACTTCTGCACCTGCAATCCATTTTTGTGTCCATGGAAGAGTATTGCTAACGCCTTTGTATGGGCTAGGTAATCCGACAGCAATCATACGTTTATTGGCTGTCCACTCAACATATTCACCTAATAGTTTTGCATTTAGTCCAATCATTGATCCGTCTTTGAACAGATAATCTGCCCAAGCCTTTTCTTGGTCTACTGCATCTACAAATAGTTGTACCATTTCGTCCTGAGTTTCTTCTTGGATACGAGCAAAGTCAGGATCATCTTTGGGCATCAGTTTTAATAGTGTTTGGGTACTACCCAAATGCACATTCTCATCTCTACAAATTAGTTTAATAATTTTAGCATTGCCTTCCATCTTCTTAAGTTCAGCAAATGCCCAACTACATGCAAAGCTCACATAGAATCTAACACCTTCTAAGATGTTTACACTCATCATTGCTTTCCATATTAGTTTTTTAAGTTCATATAAGTCAACAGTAATTTTTTTACCATTTACAGTATGTGTACCTTCACCTAACAAGTTATACCAACTGCCCATTTCAATTAGGTCATCATAGTGTTTACTAATATCGCCAGCACAATCCATAATAGGTGCAATGTCCATCATCTCATCAAATATAATACTTGGATTTGAATACACATTTCTAATAATATGTGTGTAACTGCGACTGTGAATAGTTTCATTAAAAGTCCATGTGGTTACCCAGTTTTCTAGTTCTGGTAAACTTACAAGAGGATTGAAGCTGTCAGCTGGGGCTCTACCTTGCACACTATCCAATAGTATTTGTCTTTTTAAGTTACTGGTAAAGATATGTTGTTCGTGGTCTGTTAGTTCTTTAAAATCTTTTGCATCACGCAACACATCAACTTCTTCTGGTCTCCAAAAGAATCCTAACTGCTTATCAGTTAGTTTATCAAATTGTCGATACTTTAGTGTATCGTACCTCTGGATGTCTACCCCACCATTGGGATCCAAAAACATCAAACTTTCGAGGTGCTTGTTCCTAGCTTTCGCATTTAATACTGACATTTCTCTCTTTCTATCTTAAATTGTACATGCTTCGCAGTCTTCTTCTGCAATATCTTCTTCGGGTACAGTTATATTACTTGATTCTGCTAATTTGTCAATGTCTAATTCACCTTGCCCGTCGTAGGTGTTAAAATAATATAATTGCTTACCACCATACTTATAAAAAATCATCAAGTGTCTTAACATCTCACTCATGTTAATTTTTTCATCTTCATAAAACACAGGATTGTAACTTGTGTTAACCGAGATGCCTTGGTCAATATACTTCTGTAGTACTGCCATAATCTTTAAATAACCTTCTGGGCTTCTTTGATCCCATAAAAGTTCATATTTGTTTTTAAGTTTGTGTATTCCAGGTACTACTTGTTTTAGTACTCCGTGTTTACTTTGCTTCACACTTACCAAACTACGAGGTGGTTCAATTCCATTTGTAGCATTTGAAATTTGTGCAGATGTTTCTGCAGGCATTAGTGCCATTAATGTTGAGTTCCTAATTCCTGTACGTTTAAGTTGATCTCTTAGTTCTCTCCAAGGCATACGTTCTTTGTGTGGAACAAGTTCATCTACATCTTGCTTGTATGTTTGATTAGGAGTAAGACCTTTGCTATACTTTGTATCATTACTCCACAAACATGCACCTTGCTCTTCAGCTAGGTCTGCACTTGCTTTAATAAGATAATAACTCCAGGCTTCTGCATATGTGTCAATCATATCTAAGTCTGGCTGTGTATATGTCATACCATTTTTAGCCATCCAATATGCAAGATTGATTATACCCACACCCAATGGTCTTCTTCCTGCGGTAGCATTTTCTGCCGCCTTTACAGGATAATCTTGATATGTTAGTAGTGCATCAAGTCCTCTTACTGCAAGTTCACATGGCTTCGCAAACTCTTCAGGGCTTTTAATTCTACCCCAATTGATAGCACTTAATGTACACAATGCAATTTCACCATCTTCGTCATTGAAATCATTCAATGGTTTGGTTGGTAAATCAATTTCTGCACACAAGTTGCTTTGTCTAATTGGTGCTACATCTTCTAAGAAACTACTATGACTGTTTGCATTGTCTACATTTTGTAGATAAATTCTGCCTGTATTTTTACGTTCTTCCATAAACATACTAAAAAGTTCTGTTGCATTGATTACTTTTTTACGCAATCTTGTATTGCGTTCTGCACGTTCGTATAGTTCTTTAAATTTGTCTTGGTCTGCAAAGAATGCTTCGTACAAACCAGGAACGTCACTAGGTGAAAAAAGAGTAATCTCACCATTGCTAATAAGTCTTTCATAAAA